GAGGCGGTCGTCGAGGGCATCCTCGACGAGGTCGGGGTCGGTCACGCTGGTCACGACCCAGAGCTCGTGTGTCTCGCCAAATCCACCGCGCGGGTTTTCGGGGGAGGGCACGATGCGTTGCCGGACGATCTGCAGCACGCAACGGATGCTCGGATCGTCAAGGTCGATCGCGCGGGGGTCGGGCACTACCTTGTAGCCGGTGAGGGTTGCCGTGGCGAGGTCGGCCGTGAGCCGGTCTCCGAACTGCTTGCGACTGTAGACGCTCATCATCCGACCCTCGGCACACCGGCAGTGGGGCGGATGATCCGGCGAATTGTGGCATCCATCGGGTAGACCCGCACCTGGAAACTTTCGCCGCCCATGGCGTCGTCGGTGGGGCCGGCCTTCTGCGCGTTCCACAAGGCGACAGCCTGCATGTATTGGGCGTAGCGGTATCGGGTCGGTACTGGCGCACCCTCGGCGAGAACCGGGGCGTACTCGATGACTTGGTGCTTGGCGACGTCGAGCAGGTCATCGAGGAGCGCGTCCGAGGTGGGCGCGTTCGACCAACGGGCTCGCAGGCTGGTCCGATCGTGCCAGGTGGTCATGATGCTCCTCTCGGGTGTTGCGCTGCCCGCCCGGCGTGCCAGTCGGGCGGGCAGCGGTCGGTTACGGCGTCGGCAGCGTCTCGCCCGCGGTGCGCTTGATGACCAGGCGCGGGTCGTGGGTGTCGAGGCGCATGTATCCGAACACGCCGACGTCGACCTTGCCGTGCGAGACGGAGATCGCCGAGAGCTGCAGCGGCGCCTTCTCCTTGAGCGTCATCGCGCGGCTGTCGAACGCGACGCCCTGGTTGGCGGCGAGTGCCGGGTCGTGGGTGACGATCAGCTTGCCGCCTGCGGTCTGCGCGACGCCCTCGGTGATGTCGAGGGTGATCTCTGCCGACTTCAGCCAGAGCGGCAGGTTGTCGGTCGGGAGGTCCTCGAGCAGGCCGAACTGCGTCGCGCCGAGGAACACGCGGTTGGCGCGACCGCCCTCGATCGCGCGCACGTCGCGGACGAGCTGCTTGATGAGGGCCACAGCGTTGCCGGTCGCGACGGACGCGGAGCCGCCCGCCGAGGCGAGGGTCGCACCAGCTGCGAACGCGGCGGCCAGCACGCGGGTGCGGGTGCCGACGTTGGTCTTGCGCTGGTAGTTGCGGCCGACTGCCTGCCAGAACGAGCGGGTGAGCTCCTCGTCGGCGAAGTCGATGAGCTGGCGGGGCATGCCCCAGCCTGCGGCGACTCCCCAACCGGTGAAGACGACGGGCTCGGTGCTGACGTCGTTCGAGGGGACTTCGGTCGCGTCGTCGCCGTCGTACTCGTCGACGTCGGGGGTGTCTCCCCAGCGCCAGCCCTCGCCCTTGAACTTCGTCATCATCTCGGGCTGGCCGATGGCGTTGACCCAGGTGCGGGTCTCGTCGCTTGCCGTGAACAGCTCGTCGAGCCACTCGGGGCGGGTGAACGCTTCGCCCGCGTCGTCCGAGGGGAGCACGTTCGACAGGGCGAGCTGGAAGTCGCTGAGTCGCCCGGTCGAGGCTGCGGCCGACATCTGTCGGACGACGCCCTCGAGGGTGAGCTTGGGCTCGATGACGGTGACGCCCGTCGGCTGCTGCGTCTGCAGCTCGGGACCGGCGGCGACTGCTGCCGTGATCGGTGCGGCTGGCGCGGGGCCGGCCAACTGCTCGGTCGCCTCGAAGGCGGTGAGCGCGGTGTCGTGCTGCTCCTGCGTGATCTTGCCTGCGGCCAGTGCCGCCGCGAGCTGGGCTCGGTTCATGATGCGGTGTTCCTTTCGTGACGTTGCCAGTGCGGCGGCAACATTGATCACCCCGGCATCGGCGATGGCGGGGAGGGCACAGAGGCTCGTCTCGTAGAAGTCGGCGGCGCGAATGTGGATCATCCAGTCGTCGTCGATGTCGTACTCGAGGGTGGTCCAGCCGACGCTCATGCCGTCGCGCAGGCCGTTCTGCGCTTCGGCGAGAGCCTTGTCGCCGTTCTCCCCTTCGGGGATGTAGAACGTGGCGATCATGGTCTCGGGGTCGAGCTCGGTCATGTAGCCGATCGGGTCGGCGTGGTTGTGATCGCGCAGGAGCTTCACGCGCGACAGCGGCTGTCGCGGTTGCATGCATCCGGTGTGCAGCACCATGTGGTGCGAAGGGATGTACTGCTCGTAGATCGTGACGATGCCGGTGACGGTGCGTGAATCGGTCGAGAACTCGACATCGTCGGCGGCGAGCTCGACGGTGAGCTGGGGTCGCTCGGCGACCATGCCGGTGGGGGTGATGGTGGCGAGCGCGGTCGTGTGCTGCTCGGCGGTGATGAGTCCGGCGCGCAGTAGCGCGTCGAGTTGGGCGCGGTTCATCGTGATCCTTCCGAGGGCGCATGCCAGCCCTCTTGCTCGGCGATCCATGCGTCGTCGATGAAGCCGTGCTTCTTGCCGATCGCGTACGTCTTGAATCGGGTCTCTTGGTCGGGGCGGGTGAGCTCGTCGAGCTCGAACTCGACAGCCCAGCCGCGGGGGGTGATGTCGGAGAGCGACAGGCGACCGTCGATGGCGGTCGTGTACGAGTGCAGGGTGATGTCGATGAGTTCCCAGTTGCGGAGCGAGCGGTTGTCGTAGGTCATCGTCGCGCCCTCTACCGCGTTCGATGCCGCCCAGGCTGGGGCGTTCATGTGCCGCACGAGGGTGAGCTCGATCGCTTTGCGGCCGTCGATGAGCAGCTGCGCGGTGTGCTGGCCGTGGGGGATGACCTTGATGCGCTTCGGCGTGTAGGCGACGCCACGCTTGCGGCGGCTGCTCGACCAGGACTCGAGTAGCTCCTCGATCTCATCGTTCTTGAGGGCTTCGTTGCCGCCCTCGTCGTGGAGCTCGACAGTCGGCACGGGGTTGTCTTCTGCGAGAGCGGCGGCAAGCTCGAGCGCGATCGCCCGCTTGATCGGCTCGGCGGCGTTGACGAGAAGGCCCGCGCCGAGCGGGGAGTCGATGCGGATGACGTCTTCGGGTTTGACGTTTTCGCCCTCGATGCCGATCAGCCAGCCGTCCGAGTTGAACCGGGCCTTGCCGTGCGGTACTCGCTCGACCCAGGTCGGCCAGCGGTAGAAGTCGCGCTCGCGGACGACGAGCCAGGAGTGGGGGTAGAAGATCAGATCATCGACGACCCACTGCAGGGTGGTCGCGATCGGTGTGCCGCGTTCCATCTGCGAGAGCAGCACAGGCTGCTGCTCGGCTCGCTTGCCGTTGACTTTGGCGAAGAGGGGCAGGCGGCTGACCATGCCGGTGATCAGGTGGCGGAGGTTCGCGACCGAGCCGATGCGCATGGCGTTGCTGCGGCTGGCGGGGATGTACTTCCCCATCTGGCCGTAGAAAGACTCGAAGGCGAGCTGCGCGAGATGCGAGCTGTCGGTCCATGCCGAGCTGTAGCTCGAGGCGGTGTCGCGCACGAGGCGCGTGAAACCGAGACGGTTCGCGAGGCGGTCGATGACGGGCACGAGTGCCACAATGCGCCGTCGCGTCGAATGCTCCACATTGCACGGCGTGTCGTGCAACTTTGCGCATTCAGGTGTAGATGACCGGTTTGCCGACGTCGACGGTCCGGTGGTCGTGGAGCCAGATGCCGACCGCGGCGGCGATGATTCCGGGTATCGGGCCGGTCGAATCGTTGCGGCTGAACTTGGTCGTGTCACCGACGCGCTTGAGCACGAGGTGGGCGATGGCGTTCGAGAGGGTCTTGGACCCGTCGTGCTTGAGTTCTCGATCGCGAGCCATGGTGAGCAGCGACTCGCAGGCGGTCGCGTAGTCCTTCACGCCGGTCGTCACTACAGCGTCGTCGCCGAGGGTGCGGCGCAGCTGATCGGTGAGTCGCCGTGTCGGCCCGCCGTCGTCGGCGCCGAGCACGGCGGGCTTCCACTCGTCGCGGATTTGCACGATGAGGTCGTGCATCCAGTTGGTGCCGGGAGCGGCATGCAAGACGCGGACGCATGGTGCGCCGTCGTCGTCGCGCCAGCTGGCCAGCACCGCGCCGCACTCGTTGTCGGCGCCGACCTCATAGGTGACGGTGAGGTCGCGACGGCGAGGGATGCCGGTCGGCGCGACGGCGAGGGCATCCCAGTCCTCGGCAGCGAAGAGAGGATTGACGGCCTCGGTCCACACGTTGCAGAACGCGCGCAGCCAGGTCGCGCGGGTGACGCCCAAGGCGACCTCGAGCAGCTCCTCAACGGTGACCGTGTGACCGACCGCGGGGTGGAATCGTGCGATCGCGGCGGGGTCGTAGGGGTCATCGCCGTCGAAGAGGCTCGCCTCGAAGTAGGCGATCTTGGGCCACTTCTCGCCGCCGCTCTCGACGGCTTCGCGACCTCGCTCGATCCACTTGCGCATGAAGGTCGACAGGGCGGTGCCAGCGGTGGAGAGCATCCACACTTGGCGGCGGCCGGCGAGGGTGACTTGGGCGGGGATGATGGCGCCCTCGAGCAGAGCGTCGCCGAGGGCTTCGTCGAGTTCCCAGATTTCGTCGAGGCCGACGAGTGGCGGGGTTTCGCCGTGGAGTGCGGCGACGACGGGGGCGAAGATTTTGAGGGCGGAGCCGTTCGGGAAGTGCATGCCCTCGTCGCCTTGCGAGGCTCGGTAGCGGGTGATGGCGTGCAGGGGTGAGTCCTGCACGAGGGCGACGAGGTCGCCGAACCGTGAGCGGGCATCCTTGCCGGTCTGGGCGGTGTAGAAAGTCTTGACGCCGGGGTTGACGATGCACGTGTCGAGCTGCACCGGACCGTAGAGGGTCGTCTTGCCCGACTGCCGAGGGACGGTGACGATGACGATCTCGTAGACGAGGTTGCCGTCGTCGTCGAGCTCTCCCGCGACGTCCCAGACTTCGCGCTGCCACGGCATGCCGGGCTTGCCGAGAGCTGCGGCGATCTTCGCTTGCCGCGGGCCGATGGATCGACGGGCGGGGTTGCGCTTCGTCGAGTATTTGAACCCTGCCCAGTCGTTCACGGCTCGGGGTCGCCGTTGACGAGCGAGTCGACGAACTGGTCGAAGCGTTGCTTGAGGTCGGCCGCCATCGGTGCGGGGAGTTCCTTGAGTACGGCGAGCAGCTGCGCGGCGGCCATTGCGGCGGCCGATGCTCGGCGGCTGCGTGTTCCGGCCGTGACGGCGTCGGCGAGCTCGAGTGCGAGCTGGCACATCGCGGCGTGCCGCGGTTCGAGCAGTCGCTCGTCTTGGAGGGCCTTGATGGTGGCGACGACTGCGGTGCGGAGCGCGCCAGAGCGGCCCGGCTGCTCACTCTCCAGCTCGAGCCCGGCGAGGGTGACTTGCGTCTCGCTCGGTTCGTTCATGGTCGCTTCGTTCCGCTCGTTTTCGGGTTTTTCTTGAGTGACTCGGGGGGATACGGACAAGGCTGCGCGTGGGTTTCCGGGCTAGGCCAAACTAAAGAACTGCATGCCGTTCTCGATGATCGCGGCCGGTCCTGATGCTGCGCGGTTGCCTCGTGACTCGTTGCATCGCTTGTGTGCGGGGCCGAGGTTGCGCAGGTCGTAGACTGCGCCGCCCTGCGATCTCGGGATGATGTGATCGGCTGAGGTAGCACCGGGCAGACCGCATAGCCAGCACACCGAGCCGTACTGCTCGAGGGTGAGCCGCACGTACTGCTGCGCTTTCCTGCCGCCCCATCGTTCGGTCGGGGCGGCAGGGTCGGCGAGCAGGCCGGGGCCTCGGTCGCTCATGGTCGGGTGGGTCGCCAGCTGCGGCCGTTGCCGCTGTGGTGTCCGGCGTGGTTGATGGCGAGCTCGCACTCGATCGGCACGCCAGCGATGAGCGTGTGCGCCGTACATGCGTTGTCGAGGCCGGCGGTCATGCGCGGGTGCTTCTCGGCGGCGGAGGTCTTCTGGGCGGCGAGGGTCTTGGCGGCGGGCTTGGGCTTGCTGGTCATGCGGGTGTTCCCTTCTCGGTGGCGTTGGTGATCCTGGTCATCGTGACGCCGCACTGGATGCAGACGGCGAGGGCTCGGCCGGGCACCATGGCGTAGTCGTGCACGTGCTTGCCGGTGACGCGCAGCTCGAGCACGCCGGCCGCCATCGCGGGGCGAGGGGCGAACGGATGCGAGGCGACGCGGCGCCACAGCTTCGCGTGCTCGGCCTGCTGCTCGTCGGTGAGCGGCGGGCGGGTGACGATGGCGGCAAGGTGCGGGGTCATGGTGTGGCCTTTCGTGCTCGGACGAGGTCTCTGACGAGTGGGAACATCTGCTCGGCGGCCTGCAGCACAGCCATGGCGGTGGCGTGCTCGATGCCGCCGAGGCTGATCTGGTCGCGGGTGGCCTCGAGCTGCAGTGCGGTGCGCTCGATGAACTTCCGGTCGACCACGTGGGCGGCCTCGTTGCCGAGCCGCTTGAGCAAGTGGCGGTAGTCGACGGCGATCTTGTCGAGCTGGTCCCACGTGGTGACCGTCGACCATTCGGGCCGGGTGCTGGTGCTCACGCTGTCTGCTCCATTCCTCGGATGATCTGATGCCAGTGGTTCGACATGCTCGAGTAGGAGACCCCGATCGTCTTGGCGATCTCGCGCTGGCTGTAGCCGAGCTCGGCGAGCTGGCGGGCGTAGTCCATGCGCTCCTCGGTCATCCGAACCCAGGTGCGACGTTGAGGCTCGGCCGGTGGCGGAGTGCTCGGACGCTTGACTGATGCCGATGCCTTCTGCGCGAGCAGCGTCCCAACGTCGGTGTCAAGCTCGCGAGCCTTCCGCGCCCACGCACGATACGTGCTCGCCGGTAGCCAGGTCTTCACCGGCACGAGGTCCTCGTAGGTCATGCGAGCACCGCCTCGCCGACTCGTGCTGCTGAGCAGCCCATCTCGCAGTGGCGATCGGTGACCATCTCGTGGCCGCATCGCCCTCGGCGCGGTGTCGATTCCTCGCGCGCGGAATGGTGAGGTTTCTTGTTAAGTCTTGGTCTTGGGTTAAGGGATGGTTCGGGTGATGCTGTCGTCACCCCTAACGTGCCGGAATCGTCACCCGGTGATGCTGTCGTCACCCCGGTTATGAACAGGTCGACTGCGCGCTCCCGCTTGGTGCGGTGGTTCTTGGTGCGGTCGCAATTCGAGGGGCATTGGAGCAGCACACGATAGAGGTTCGGTCGGTGCGTGTCGGCCATGCTGTGATCGCCCCCGCCCTGCAGCACGACCTCGATCTCGCCCAGTTCCTGGAGCCGCCTGAGCGCCATCTGCACATTGCGGCGTGCGACGTTTGCGTAGCCCGCGAGCGTGTCGACCGAGGGCCAGGCGCCGCCGTCGCCGTCATGGTTGGCGATGCCGAGCATCACGACCTTGGCTGTGCCGGTCGCTCTCGAGTGGTTCAGCGCGATCGCGAGCGTCTCGACACTCACGGGACGATCTGCCAGCTGATCGAGGCGAGCATCCAGAAGATCGTGGCGATCGAGATCGCGGCGACGGTGAGGGTCGAGAGCACCAGCGCGGGGTGCGGGGTCTTCGGGGGAGTGGTCATGCGCACAGTGTACGCATATGCGTATCTCGGTTTGCTACCTCGGTTTGGGCGTGTCTTGTAGAGAGCCGTGCAATCTGCCAAACTGGGCCGCATGACGATCACAACCGGGCTGAGGTTCGACCTAGCCGACTACATGCGCAAGGCACTACGAGAGAGCGAGCTCACGGTTCAAGAGGCCGCCGATCGTATGGAGATGTCGCGCGAGAGCGTGAGTCTCTGGATCAACGGCAAGCGGCGACCGAACCGAACGCAACTGATAGCGTTCGCTCACGTCACCGGCGTGCCACTCGAATGGCTCGAACAAGGGATTGCGCGCCCGGAGAGACTCGAACTCCCAACCTTCTGATCCGTAGTCAGATGCTCTATCCATTGAGCTACGGGCGCAGTGCTGATCGCG